TGGTAATCATCCCAGTCTTGGTGGCTCATATAACCAGAATCCCAAGCGTGCCTTAAATCTGCCTTTTCATTCGCACGCAGCATGTCATACGTCACCCGACTTTCACGTTGGGACTTACGTCCCATCAGTTTAGGGGCTTCACGTTTCTTTTGCTCTTCCTTCTGAAACATTTTAGGCGATGATACCGAAGGATATTTGCGTTGTTTCGCTCCGCCGGCTTTGCGTATTTTGCTTGGCATAATTAAGTCCTTTAAAAAAGCTCAGAAGGGGTCGTGTCACCTGCCTCTTCAGTTAGGGTTCACACAGTGGCCTGCATGTGCCGCGCCTGCTGTTGCCCTTCCAAGCTATTAGTCCTTAAACACTTTCAATTTATCCATCAGTTTACGAGCATATTCCACTGAATCTTCGCCCGGTTTCAAGTCTGGAAGTGTCCTCAGACTCATTTGTTCTGCTCGACGACGATCTTTTTCATTCGCCCGACGGGCTGCTGCCTCTCTTTTCGCTGCCTGTTTTCTGTTATAAGCGGCTGTGCCCGGAGTTTTTTCCGCTTTTTTTTGCAGCTTCTCCAATCGTTTCTGATTCGCCTTAATAGCGTATTGCTGACGAGTCAGTCTTTGACTGTTCAATTTATCTAGCGCCTTCGCTTTTCGAGAAGCCGCCAAACCCTCAATAGGCAAATCGCCTTCCCTTACATACTGAGTGCGACCGTGGACTTCCATCCGTGCAGGCGGCTTCTTTTTTGTTCGACTCACCAGATAAGTCTTTTTTCCTGTATCAGGATTGATTTCGCCAATAATCTCGCCCGTTCTTGTATCAATAATATTTGTTCCTTCTTCGACTTCTTTGGCGCTTCTCTTCCCGATACTGCCCCATCCCCCTTCGACAGGCAATGTGGGATGTGCGGCACGTGCTTTTGCTGATAATTTAGGAATCTTACTCTTAACAGCTTTATAAACCTTCTGAGCAACTTTCGCTGCTGGACGAGCGACAAGACCAAATGGAACCACCGACATTGCATAACTAACTGCCTGCTCTTGAGGTGTCGCACCAAAGAATAAATCAGCTAACGTGTTTAGACCACGCTTCGCAGTGCCTTCTAAACCAGGATCAAACACACTCACGTCAAATCGTGGTTGTGCAAGCGGATTATTATTCGGCTGAGAGATCCCTAAACGATCAATAAGCTGTTGACCAGGCATAGAACCTTACTTCATCCCAATTCGTTTACGAGCCATCGCCGTAATTCTCCGCATTCTCTCGGCTCTTGCAGATTCAGGAGTGGGCATCGGAGGAGGAATCTCCCCAGGATTAATCGCAGGACCCTGCGGTAATGGCGGAGGTTCAGGTGGCATAAAGCCCTGTCGTACATCCCGATCACTCGGACGCGCTCCACCCTGCCGCGCTGCCATTTCAGCGGCTAAGGCTTGACGCTGAGCCTGTGCGGCCTCCGGCATCATTCCAGGAGAAGGCATCATTCCGGGTGGTCCCGGAGGTGGTCCCGGTGGCATAAAGCGCTGTACATCCGCATCACTCGGACGCGATCCCATCTGACTGACTGCCAATTCTTGGGCTAAGGCTTGACGCTGAGCCATATCGGCATCAGTTTGACTTGATCCCTGCATAGCAGACGCCAGGCCTGCCGCAATTGATCGTAACTCCTCAATTTGATCAGTAACAGATTGCCTTAAAGTATTTTCCATGTCGTAATCACTTGGACGAGGCGGTTTGCCCATTTTCCCGCCGGATCTACCACTAACAGGCGGTTTGCCCATTTTCCCGCCGGATCTACCACTAGCAGGCGGTTTACCCATTTTTCCACCCCGTCTACCACCAGGTGGTTTAGCCTGGTTCCCCTTCTTATTCCATGAATATGGCATTACAACATCCTCTCAATATTTAGTAACTGTAGGTGGCCGTTTTGGACGTTTCTTTGTTTTTTTATACCGCATAACTCCTCCGCACTATGACAAATAAAAGAGACACATCTCAACAGTAATTTTATTGTCGCTGTTTCTTTGATGACTTCGCCTTATCCAAGGCAATGGCTACCGCCTGTTTCTGATCGTATCCTGCCTGAATCAACTCTCGAATATTGGCACTAATCGTCTGACTGCTAGAGCCGGATTGTAAGGGCATAATACGATTCCTAGCGTTGTGGAGGACGCGGGGGCCGCGCCATCCCCGGTCTTGGTGGTCGAGGTCGTTGTGGTGCTTGTTGCGGTGGTCGCTGTGGGGACGGACTAGGCGTACGCGGCATGGGAGCCGTTTGTGACGCTACCTCTAGATCAGCCAGCTTTAAGAGCCGCTTTGTTTCTTCCTGGGCCAGCAACTGTGATCCATCCGCATCCATTTTCATTAATTCCTTAATCAGTTCCATCCGCGTTCGCGCAATTTCTGTTTCCGCCGCAATCCGGGCAACACGCTCCTTGGTCTGATCCGATTCTCTGGTCCGGGTTAAATCTTTGTTCGCCTTCACTTCATCCATTTCAATGCTGCCACTTAACTGGGAGACACGCTGGGACAACTGCTGAATCATCTGTTGCGCCTGTTCTAAACGCTGTCGCACTTCTGGAGGCAACTGCGTCTCTTCCTTATCGCCCTGTAACTTCGGCGGTAACGTCGCATTTAAGCGCTCAGAAATCTCCCGATTCCCCGGACCATCTAAATTCTTGACCGCCAAAGGAGCCATCGCAGCCGCCATCTGCGGAGGTAAGACCTTCATCAGATCCATCTGCCACGCTGCAGCTTCCTGACGGCGCGTCACATAGGACGCCCCAATTGTCACCACCACGTCATACTTCCCAGCGCCCCACTCGTAAATACGACTGACTCCACTTTTTCCCTGATACTGATCACCCAAGGTTTTCATCTTGGATTGCGTATCATCTTCCAATCCGGCCAAGCGAATCACCCGTCCTGGACGGGTATAAATCTTGGGAATTAAATCCAGTAAGACCATCCCCTCATAAATGAGCGCTTCGCCAAAGTTTTCATGGTAATTCGTATTCCCTTCGGCCTGGGATTCCTTTCTTGCCAAAATCGCCTTACCACTCTGATCAGCTCCGCGTCGATTCGGGTCGGTCGCGTCATACCAGCCGGTCGTCGTCCGAAGATCGGATTTATGCTGGTTAATGGCGACAACGAGTGCCTGAATCTTGTTGGGATCGGTAAATTGGGCGACGGTCGGAGGCGGTAACGCTCGGCCTTCCGCATCATATGCTTTCGTCAGCAATGCGGGAAATGCCTGAGTCGCCGCCTTATCCCATAACGGCTCCAGCCCCTCAATCGCTTCAACCGACGCCAAAACCTTGGATTTCGGACTCAAGGCCAATTCATAGACTAACTCAGAACACTGATAGTTGTACATCCGCTGGGGATCGCGTGCTGCACGTACCATGCCCCGCAATCGACGCCGACCCTCGACCACCAAAGATTCCCCCCAAATCGGAATCACTGGAATAAATCGACCAGGCCAGATACGCCCTGCCGTTAAAGTCTCATTTCCTTCTAGAATTTCAGCCCCGCTAATTTTGGCCTGCCGGACCACCCGTTTCTGTAATCGTCGGCGCTGAATCACCTCAAAACCTTCAGGCACCATATCAGCCGCTACACTAATTTCCTGATTTTCTGGCGTCCGAATAAGGACCACTTCCGGTCCTTCCACATCTTCAATATAAAAATAATCAGCGACTCGCACTGTGTCTTCTTTGGCATCATACCAATCAGGCATCTCAAGACCCGTGGACTGAAACGCCGCCTCACTCGTCGCAATCTTATCGGGATATCGTCGCTCAAATTCAGATTTTGGTAAATTCTCAATCACAAACACAAATCGGCACTTTTCCGGCTCATGCAATGGACACATGGGGTCACGAAAGACCGACATCGGATTTTCAATCGGCTGATATTTAATGCTCTGGTCAAACATCACATTTAACGGCGCTGATTCATCATCTTCATTCTCATATTCCGTAACGAGACGATAATAACCAAACCCCACGGCAACAGCATTTTTGAACGCTTCATCCCGTGCAGTTTTGGCATGGCCCTTATTTTCAATCTGTCGAATCAGCCCCTGAAACACTTCAGCCGTATCCACATCTGCACCCGAATCGACAGGAACGGCCAATAGACTGGGTTTCGCTGCTTTTTGGCGTCCAATCAACTGCCGAAAGGGTTCCCCGATCTGATCAATCACCAACGACGGACGATCATTCCGTTTTTTTAAGACATCCTGATCCCATTGTTCTAAATTTAAGAATTTAAGATCTTCTTCTCCCTGAATACGAAACTCTGTTTCAGCATTGTCGCAAATACGCCAGCGTTCCAACGCTTCATTCATAAATTTCTGGGATTTTTCACGATTTTGTACAGCCATAATTATTGACTCATCCAGCTTCGCCAACCAGTCGCTTTCGTTACCTGGCGATGTAAAAAGGGTACATTTCGTAAGACCGTCGATGCCGCAAAGGTCAAGGCCAACGCATCTCCGTCATCGGGCGAATCAATGCCACGCCCTTTCATCTGTTCTTTCGACTCCAGAATCACCTGATCGCGCCCATTATGCTTATAACCGGGTCCCGTCAAATCGTATTCCAGGCGGGGAGTTTTATCAATCGCACCACGTGCCAGCCATTCCCGACACTTCCCCCACATATAACTTCGCATATTTGCGAACTTTGTCGAAGGACTTTTTGCACCAAATTGCACTTCGACGACATTTTTGTGTCCCAATTGACGCAATCTATCGACAATCGGACCGCCAATACCGGTGCCATCGACGAACATCGTGCCAAGTCGCCTCCCATCAAAGTCCCGATCCAGCACATCCGCTGCCAATGTCACCAAGCGCATCGTGTCGCGGGTTTCGCCTCCCGCGAGTCGAATCGGGGGTACACTTCGCGCATCACTGCCGCAGCGAAAGCGAAATACCGAATGATCATCCCCGCCCCGTGCCACATCCAAACCGCACACCAAAGGTTCATCGTGAAGGCTTAATCCTTGCCGTTTCTGTGCCGCATAAACCAATTCACTGCTGATAAATTGGAGATCAGACGCCGCCGGAGGCAGACCCCGGACCCGCACCCGATAGAAGTCAGATTCTTCGCCATAATCGTCGGCCCATTCCTTGAGTTGCGTTTTATTGGTAAAGCGACATTCCCGACTGTCGATCTGGACGCTATGCCACCGCTTCCGTAGGGAGCCAAAGCAAATGCGATGAAAGGCTCCGGTAGACCGTGTGGGATTACCAAAGACGAACATCATCGGTTCGCCGTCCGTCAAGCCGCCTTCCGCGACCTCGAAAATCTTGTCCGGGACCGCACTGCTCTCGTCCACGACGTAAAAGGACGTTGAATCCGCCGCGTGCTGACCCGAAAAGGCTTCAGAGTTCTCTTCCTTGCAGCTTTGGGCGGAACAGAACCAGGAATCCTTATAATGGGTGTGATACATCCGGTCGCTGGTGACGGTAAACCAGTCGCGGGTCAAAGACATTTTCGTCCAGCGCTGAATCGACGCCCAACTCTTATCCCGCAATTGCGTAAAGGTGTTTGCCGTAATCGTCCCTTTGGCGTGGGGACGGGTGGACATAATCCAATTGACAATCCACGCCACCATGGTCGATTTGCCGATGCCGTGACCTGAACTGACGCCCATCCGAATAGGAGCCACGGGCATTTCCCCAGTAAAGCCGCGTTCCTTGACGGATTCTCCTAATTTAATGAGAAATTCCCGCTGCCACACATCCGGCCCCTCATAGGGCTGGAGAAAGCCCGGTTCCCGCCACGGATACATCATCTGCACAAAGCGAAGGGGGTCGTGATAGCACTTGGCGACTTCTTCAGCTAAGGCTTCCTGGGCGGATTGTTTCATTACGAGGCTATTTTCGCTTTCATTCGCACCGTAAAAAGTGTCGGATCGAATCCGGCCAGCATACACCAGCCCCCACACTCTTCTTCCGTGACGAGAAACTGTCGCGCCATAAACACCTGACGTTCCGGTGTGGTGTTCACCGACTTGCCCACGCGGTTCCCAATCTCCCAGAGATCAGCATCCCGCACCGCCGCCAGCAACACCGCCTGTGCCAGTCGTTTATAGGCTTGTCCATCAGGAGGATAAGGCACGCTTGGGGTCTTCTTTGACAATCTCCACATCAATCGCCGGTTGGTTATCGACTCGCTGACGCGCCGACATCAACCGATCCAGAATTTCCTTATCGGCGGAGAGGTGAAGGCGTTCGGTCAGGAGATTGAGATGCTTGAACAGCAGGGTCAGATTGGAGGGTTTATCCCACAGGCGAATCCGAATCACGTCTTCCTGCTTGCCATCACCTGCGGTGAGGTTTCTCTTAGTTAAATCAATCGAACTGACCGCGGCGGCGAGTTCTCTCGGCCACTCTTTGATGGGGCGCACATTACCCTCCTCATCCAGCAAATCCTGAATATTCGAGTAGGCAAGTTTTGCGGCTTCACGGAGTGCGCGGTCGGGATCAATGAGATCTTCAATTCGTTCCTTGGCTTTGCGCTGGACTTGCGGCGCACCCCCGCCATGAAAGCGACAGACATGCCCCCCTATAATTGACGCGTTTTTACACTGCTTACCAGATCGACGGCTTTTCGCCGTACACCGTCGTGCTTCATCCATCAGAGTCCTTCCAGTCCTTGGTTGGGGGGTTCCACCAGTAGGTGCCATCCCGTCGCATCGACGCATGAAGCCCCATGACGAGAATCAGGACAAGAATGTCTGCCAGTGCCAGCCAACTCATCCATGCTTGGTCGGTCATACGAGCTTCCACCACTTCATCAGGGCATAGCCTCCGCCAATGACGGGAATCCCCTGGAGAATATTCTGGATTTCATTACCGTCAAAGACACTGTTGGTGTGCCATTGGCTGACGCCGCTGGTCGCCACATAGAGCAGGACAATCGGCAGGGCCTTACTGCCCATTTCGATCACACGATACCGCAGATCGTTAGGATTCGTCCACCACGACATCAGGTTCACTCCATGAGGTCCGGATAATCCCGGTAATCTTCTCGGTTCCCCGTTCAGTCCTCCACTGGTGGATCACATCCCGGTTCGTCTGCCGAATGGTCTGCTCCCGCACATCAATCATCTGCTCCAGCATATCCTGTAACTGTCCAATGGATCGATCCAATCCATGCAGATGCGCCAAGGCACTGGTATAGGCTTCATTGGCTTCGTCTGCCGCCCGTCGTTCCGCTTTAGTCACGGAGCCACTCCAGTCCAAAAAAACAGGCCAGCCAGATCACCACCGTAATCAGAAACCCTTCCCATGTGGGGTGCCATTCAAAGGTGTTCTCCAGCACCGGTTGGGTCGTCTCGATCATGCCCATCCTGCCGGACGCCGCCAATCCTGTGTCTGATCCGTGGGAAAGCGTTCGAGAAAGACCGGGGTTTGCCCAGGGAGATGCGTCCCGGCGACGTTGTAGCTCATATGCTCCACTGCTTCGTCCTGATCCATGCCATCCCGCTTCATGAAAATTTCCAGACACTTGTCATAATCGTAGACGGCCACCGTATGCTGCCCCTGCTCCCCATAGCCCATGAGCGCGTCATCCAATCCTTCCGCGACCCAACACTCGACTTCTTCCCCCGTGATTTCATGCACCGTAGTCTTCGGTCGTATCGGCATAGGCGCAGTCTACCATAGTTTCTTCCTTCCTGAGTCTGAATCTAAGTCTGAGTCTGAAAGGTTGAGGGGGGGTCCAGGGAGGGTCCCTCGATGATCATGAGTGCTTAAGGTTTCCTCACTGCATCCGGTTTTTTGAAAAAATAATTTTCCAGAATTTTCAGATTTTCGATGTGATCACTCACAGGGGAAGTACACAAATACAAGTCCAAGATCCCTTTTTGCTTTTAGCTTACTAAATGCTTTTTACCTTTTATGTGTTGTTTACTAACAAACTACCGAAGCAGTACGGGTTGTACGCAATATATATTCTGTCACGTTATCTCACTAGCTCAGCCTCTCGACTAGGACTCCGATCTGTACGGACTAGCAAGCGACGGGTACAGGACAGGCGAACGGTACTCTGTCAAGTAACGAACAGGAGCGAGCGAAGCGAGCGACCCGATTTTTTCGGATTCAGATGTCGGCTGGCCGACATTCTCCTAAGTCATTGAGGCTAAAGGACCTCAGTGGACAGAGGTGGTATAATAGATATTATCACTAATTGAGAAAGGGAAATCAATGACAGATACAGAACGGATTACACAGTTGGAAACGCAGGTCTTAGAACTAGGCAATCATTTGGTCCAGTTTGGCGGGCACCTAAAAACCACGTCCAGCAATCTGAACGAAGTCCAGAGAAATCTCAACACGGTCGTGAAGGTTGTCACCGACACGATAGCAGTCAAATAGAACCATCCATCGGGTGGGCCTCTTTCATGAGGTCTGCCCAAAGGGGGGAAAAGTGAACACAATTCAATTTGGTCAAACGGAGCTACGGAAAAAACCGTATTGGATGATGGTGCGGTTCTCACGCTGGGAAGGACTGTGGGAAAATGGAAAACCGTATGTGCATAGTCTTGCAGAATACAGGGATCTGTATCGCTGTGAACTGGATCACGGGGAGGTGCATTTCAATCGGAGGGGATGGGCCTACGAGGATGCAACAAAGTGGGACCGGAAACAGCTACGCAGGACGGCGGTGCGGGTCTTAGAGGATGAGGGATGGACGAAGGCCCCTGCGCTCTGGGTGGCCCTGCGGCAAGTGGTGCTGTCGGTGCGGTATAAGACGATAGAAGCAAGGCAGGCGAATAGCTACAGTTTTGGGACCTTGTATCGGAAGGGCCTGCGTGTCCAGTGGTTGAACTTCAAAACAATCGAGGGCATTGTAGACGGGACCGGAACTCGGCGGTACTTCAGCAAGGCTCGATTGCTCAACAGACGGGGACAGTTCAAGTTTCCCCAACTCCACCTGAAGGATTACACTGGGATTGGACATTAGGATCTTGGAGGGCCTCCGATAAAGATCGGGGGTCCTCTTGGGTGCTAGATGTGGTATGATCAGTAAATCAAGGGGGGAAAGATGAATAAAGCAGTCATCATTACAAAGCCAGACGATATTGAACGTTGTCGTCTCCTGTCTATCCGTCAGCAGTTAGCCTTAGAAGTAATCGGGATGGTCGGTCGGGTCAACGTCTGCGCCTATGTGCGGAGGGCGTGGGGGATTCGAAAACAGAAGCGGAAGGATGTGTACTTTCACTTTTGTAGTCGGGCGGGGGTTCCTCCGTCTGAAAGTATGTCAAAGGATTATCCAGTAGAATATCAAGCGTATTTGAAACGGGTTGGGCCAATTACGGCATAAGGGAGGGAAGCACCATGACGATGATTGTTGCAGGGTATGACACGAAAAAACAACTTAAGGCCTCAGTAGGTAAGGAATTGGATTATATAGAAACAAGCATATTCGGGCCTGAGTATAAATCCAATGGCATGTTAACGGTCGCTAATCGTCCTCATATCACGGGACGGGGGAGGGAGTTTTTCGCGCAGGTGTTTATGAAGGATGATCTGATCGAAAAGGTCAAATAAAGGTTTCAGTACCTTGGAGGACCTCCGCTGGGGGTCCTCTTGGTTACTTAAACAAGGGAGGGGCAATAGTGGAAAAGGAAATGGAAGTCTTGCTTGAGAATATCAAAGCAGATTATTTGGAGATGAAATCTCCCACGAGTATGGTTGAGAGATTTAATAGGGGACTATCCTATAAGGTCGGTCAAAAATACATCAAGGTAATATCTGACGGTAGTGTGTGGGGATTCATTGTTAATGTAGAGGACGATAAAAAGTTTGCTAAGGGGGATATCCTAAAGCCTGCATCTTGGAGCACGCCGGCTCGGAACAAACGGCGGGGGAATATTTTGGATGGCGGATATGACATCAGTTGGACAGGCCCACATTACCTGTAGAATGTAATCGTAAACATGGGGTGATTCGGGAAGTCCTGCACCGGAGCCTAGACTGGACAAGGGCTAGGCCGGTTGTCAATCGGTGGGAGTAACTACGGTTGGCGTGAACTGCGAAACCTGTTGGCAGGGCATAACCAAAAATTCCGATAGCCCCTATTTTGTAAGGGAGGAAACATGCAGATCAAACTCGATTTATTCGATATTCTTAATTTAATCCTGCTGGCTGGGTTGTATGCGCTGGTACTGGGGGCCTTGTGGCTCCTAGCGTAGCCTTGCCGATTGCCTTGTATCGGAAGGGTAGCCCTGCGCCAGATCCGGTCACGCTGGTCCAGAAAACTGCCGATTCGAAAACGGGACCGATTTCGGTGGTCTGGAAGTCCCTGTATAGTTGTCCTGTCGGGTGTCAGCATCTACAGGATGGGACCTGCTACAGCCTGCACGGGACCTGTAAATTCACAACCTATCGTCTGACCAGTTGCGCGGAGCACGATCCCGAAACCATTTGTAAGCGTAGCGCGGAGCTTATTTTGGGCCTTGCGTCCACCGTACGACGACGGGACGCTGAGAAAATTAGGCTTAATATCTCAGGGGATAGTCCTTTCCCACAGCATGAAGCTAAGAGTGCGGAAGTGTACATGGCGAAAACGGGGAAGGCAGTGTATGCCTACACTCACTGCCTCACTACTCCGCGTAGTTTATGGGGGAAAATTAGCGTATTGGCCTCATTGGATACGTGGGAGCAGTCAACGAAGGCGATTCGAAGACAGCTACGCGTAGCGCGGAAGCATGGGTATAAGGGATTTAGCGTGACGACGGACCATCATGACGGGGCAGGAATTTATACCGATACCAGAACGGGCCTGAAAACGATAGCCTGCCGGCATGATCTTACCAAGTCAGTGACGTGTCGGGACTGCAATTTATGCGAAGAAGGGACGATGCAACGCGGAGGGTACCAAGCGGTAGCCTTTGCCATGAAACATGCGAAATAACGTTGGGGTAGAGTCTGTGCTCCGTACCGGGATACGGATGGGGTTTTTGTCTTCCCTTTCTCCCCATCCTGCACGGGTTGTTAGTGAGTGTAGGCTCTACTTCGACACTTTAGGGAGGGACCATGTGTAGCGCTAAAATTGAGATTTTGTGTGGTTGTGGGTGGGGTAGTTTGGGATATGACATTGCAGATGGGGATAGGCCTGTGTGTCCAGACTGCGGGTACGAATTTCCTGAGTTTGAGACGGTTCACTTTCCGACTGAAAAATACCTCAAGAGTATGAAACAGGTTGAGACGTTTATTCTGACCGAGTTGAGCGAGGATCTGTTGCGGAATAGGTCGGAGTCTTAGATGAGGCGATATTCTCAGAACCCTAACATCTTGCAAGGAATTATGATGGGCGAATTGCTTTGCAAACCGCCGACCGAGAAAAGGATAGCCATGACTCAGACGACATGTGAGAAATGCGGCGCAGGGCTGGTGGGGACCATGACCGTTGATATTGTCGATGTCACGGTGGACGAACAAGGGCACGTCGTGGAAGGGTGGACCGAGTTGGACCAGACGACCAGTTTTAATGTGCAGTGCTCGAACGGGCATTGCGAAGTGGAAATGGGTAGAGCGTTGTTCGGGGAAGAAAACAGTGAAACCTGAGGCGCATCACCGGCAGTTCCTCAACTACACCGACTGGTTAGATCGAGATGCGTTCGGGTGTGATGAGTGTCTCGCATGGGCAATTTATTACTACACGCTCGGTGACTGCGACCGTGAAGCGTCGAATGTTGACGTGGCGGTTCGAGCATTGCGCTGGCGGCAACCACCTCGTCCCAACGGTGAATGGATGTTTCAGATCGACGGGACGTGGCGCACGATGGACGAAGCTCGGCAGTGGCTGGTTACCTTCTATTTGAACCACACCGACGTATGGGAGTTGCAGGACGGCGCAATGGATGATAGATCGGATCTGCTCCGCTACGCCTAGCGGGGAAGAACACCAGGAGAGTCATGGCTAAGACAAAAACCTACATGGTATATGTTGAGCTATCGGGCGGTGTTGATTTCGATAGCATCGAGATTACAGCAGAAAACGCCAACGATGCCATCATAGAGGCCGTCGACCAAGCATACGACCGTGTGCGAGAAATGTCGTTGAGTGATTGGCTGGAAGTGGCAGAGGTTGAGGCAAAAGAAAAAAGGTGCACTGACGAGTAAAGGGAGGAACCAAAAACATCGTCAGCACACCTGCACTTTCTGGTTGCAGTTCTCATTATAATTCGAACGCTGACATGTCGTCAATCTATTTTACGAGGTAACGATGTCTGATATGGAAAACACGCCGAACGGTTACGAGAAAAGTCAATTTCTGGAAACCATTACACAACTGAGTGAGTCGTTTTCAACGGATAATTTGGATAGGGCGATTTGGGAGGTATCCCAAAACGCAACACGGGTGGTCCAGGATGCTAAAAACACGCATTTTCACAATGCCTATTCCACCATTGGGGCGATTCTGTTGCATTTGAAACCTCTCCTGCATGAGTCTAACCTGTCGATGAGCCAGCATCGGGGAAACGGGTCCTGGGACGCGAAGGTGTTTACCTTAACTACCACGATTCGTTGGTACCCTCCCGTAAATTGGGTGTGTGGTCCTGAACATCGAGAATACACGTTCATGTTTCGGGTCAAGGATGAGAAAGATCCGCAAGCGGTGCAGAGTGGCTACACCTACTACCGTCGTGGGCAACTCATGGACATTTTCGGTCTGGTGCCCAGCGCACAGGAAGATATGCCGGACTTGGAGGAGGGTGTGGACGTGGGAGACGATGATGCCAACGTCGCGTCGGGAAAGTCTCGGAAGCCCAAGCAGACTCCGTTAGATAAGAAGGGGACATAATGGCCTTAACGCGACGAAGCGAGGATGCGGTCCACGTCGAAGTGGACCAACGGTCCGACGCGTGGTTTCGGTTTCGTGCTGGGGAAGTTACGGGCAGTCGTGCGACAGCCATGTTAGCCAAAACGAAATCCGGTGCTGAGTCCTCGACACGGCGCAGGCTCAAAACCCAACTGGCCGTCGAACGGTTGAGGATACTCGACGATCCGGCGTGGTATGAACAGGGGAACGTGGAGGATTTTCAGCACGGCCACGTCACTGCCGATATGCAACACGGGATTGACACGGAACCGCAGGCGCGAGAGGCCTATCGACAGCTTCTGGGCTTGGAGAAGTCTTCAAACGGCGTGGTCGAATGTGGGTATATTCGAAGCCCGTATGAGTGGGTGGGGTGCAGTCCGGATGGGCTGGTGGGAACCGACGGTTTGGTTGAGTTGAAGTGCTATGCCAGCCACACGCATGTGGCATTGCTACAGGCAGGGAAAATCCCTCCCACAGTTGTGCCCCAACTGCGCCACAATTTGTTTTGTTTGCCGGAGCGATCCTACATTGATTTTCTGGCGTATGATGATCGGCTTCGGGAGAATGTGACGCTGTGGGGACGGCGGATTCATCGGGACGATCCGATGCTGGATCTGGAAGGCTACGAACAAGCACTTGCCGTGTTTCTGGAAGAAGTGGAGCGCGAGACGGAGTTTTTACGTGCCCTGCCCACCTGTACGCGTCAGGACTTCATGGGAGATACCGCATGAGCACAGAATTACACGCCACAGTGAAGGTCGAACAGGGCGACATGATTATCCATGACCGGACACGGTTCAAGGAACGCGTGGCCCAGCTTGCCGATGGGGAATATGTGATGACTATTCTTCCGTTGAAAGCCGCAAGAAGTCTGAAACAGAACCGGTTTTACTGGCAGTTAATGACACAGATGGGTGAGGTGTGTGGGTATTCGAAAGAGCAGATGCACCAGTTAATGAAGCAAGAGTTCCTGGCCCAGCCGATGGTGGTAGAGTCACCGACGGGGAAAGTGTTGGAGCATCAGGTGCCAGCCTCCACAAAAGAGTTGGATGTGCCAGATTTCTGGAGTTATACTGAGCAGTGTTTATGGTTTGCTCAGGACTTCCTACAAATAAAAACCGCACCGATAGACAAGGGGTGACGCTAGACCTGTTCCGGCGTGTCTGGAAATGGATCGAAGCACACACCGTGTTTTATCCGATGAGTGGAGATTATGACCGCGTAATGATGGTGTATGGTCGTCGGGCGCATGATGAGTCGTTATATGCTTTCGAAGGGAGCCTGCGTGAGCACAGAGAATCGACGAAAAAGTCCAGCCTTTAGTTTTTATGCCTCCAATTTTCTTGCCAGCACACTGACCTTTTCCCTCCGCGAACGCGGAGCCTACATTTCACTTTTGGCGTGGAGTTGGGACAATGGATCAGTTCCGAACGAAGCCAAAGCGCGGTGTAAGATTTTAGGCTGTACGGCGAGAGAAGAACGGTTAGTGTGGGAGACGTTACAAGACAAATTTACGCTTGAAGATGGAGCACTAAAGAACCCCAGACTGGAAGCGGAACGCGCAAAACAGGAAGAGTACCGCGAAAAATCTATCGCGTATGGCAAGCAGGGTGGGAAAAAGTCCACACAGCTTCGCAAGGGAGGGTCAACCCCCCCTTTAAGCCCCCCTCAACCTACCAGTCTTAGTCTCAGTCTTAATCCTGAACAGATCAAAGAGATCTGGAACGCTACGATGACAGCGCCGATTCCACACGTCAAGATGCTGACCGACAAGCGACGGGCGAAACTACGGTTACGCATTGAGGAAGTCCCTGACAGGGAGACGTGGAAGCATCTGTTCGCCTATTTGAACACACAGGACTGGTGTCGAGCCTGTGGCACGGGGAGTCATGGGAATTGGAGGGCGACTTTGGATTGGATTATCAATTCTCCCACCACGCTGATGAAACACATAGAAGCGATGCAAACGCCGGTTCCCAGCAGGTCGATTCAGGCCGTCAAACCAAACGGTAACATTTCTCAGATTTCCAGTGCCAACCGACGATTTATTGGAGGAACCGAATGATTGATCAAGATCGAGAACGCTTTGCGCGGATCTTTACTGAAATGCTGATTACCTTGTCACCACGCGAGGAACACCGCGTGGGGGTCAAGGCCTACTTTGATGCCCTGAACCATGCTGATCCGTTACCGATTGAGGTGATCGAGCAGGCAGGCAGGCAGATTCAGAGTCGGTCAGGGCAGAAATGGTTTCCCACGTCTGGGGAATGGAAGGAAGTCGCGTATCAACTGCATCAAAGCGCCGAGTTACGGAAGACAGCCCCAGCGTTGAGTGCAGGAGACTCAGAGGACGGACCGACCTACTACTGCAAGGAGTGTGAGGACACGTCTTGGAGGTATAACCAAGACCATTTCGATAAAGCCTCTGGTTTGATTGTGTCCTCCGTCAGCCGTTGTCCGTGCCAAATGACCAACCCCGTCCTCGCGGCTAAAAGAGTTCGCGCTCTCGGCAGGGCGCAGGGCAGAACCCAATGACCCTTCGTTTTCCGAAGCCTGAGCGCAGGGCTACTCGCAAAGCGCGTCAGAAGCGTGAACTGGAGGCGCTCAGAGCCTCTGTACGGCGAGATGTCTTCATCAGGGACTCCACCTGTCGGGCGTGTGGTAAATGTGCTCCTGAGCACCTCCATCACATTCGGTATCGGAGTCAAGGGGGGGAGGATAGCACTAATAATACCTGTGGCGTGTGTGCAAAGTGCCATGCCGATATCCATGCCAGAAAAATCGACCTGCAACCCGTTACGGATCGGGGAGCGAACGGCGCGATTGATGTACAATGGAGATTCAAATGAGGGCTAGTCGCGTGGATAAGAATCACGCCGAACTGGTCAGGTGCTTTCGCACGATGGGCTGTTCCGTCTTATCACTGGCACAACTTGGCAAGCTGATGAAGGCTGGAGTCCCCGACCTGCTGATTTCCTACCAGAAGCAGTGCTACCTGGTGGAAGTCAAATCGGAGCACGGCAAGCTCAATACGTGGCAAGAGGAATGGGCACGGCGGTGGGGATCTCCGGTTTATCTTGTCAAAACCAAAGAGGACTGTGTAGCGTTGTTAACCAAACTAAGGAGACACTGTGAGTGAAGAGAAATCGCAATTCGTCGGAGCGCTTTGGAAACCACGACAAGGGGCCAACCATAAAGGCAAAGTTGAAATGACCGTTAATGGGTGGAAACAGACGGCCTATATCTATGTGAATGAGAACAAAACAGAAGAAAGACAGCCTGACTATAAACTTAGAGCTTTTCTGACAGAAGGAGAAAACCCCATACGAGATACCTACGTGCCAAAACAGAAAACCCCAGAAACTTCTAGGCGAGAAGAACCCGACGACGATATTCCGTTCTAAAGTAATTGCGCTAGGCTGGCTCCCACCACGGTGCCAGTTGCCGCACCGAGTCCAAAGATGACGGCGGTCCACCGACCATCAGCGTGGGCCGCCGTTTTTGCGTTGTGCCACCAGAGATAGCTAATCAGGAAGCCCGTGACAAACGCATAGCCTATCGCCCCCCGTGACAGGAAAACCACGTTCGCACTCGTACAGCAGACAATCCCGAACGCCCGAAGGAACGTCCTACTCAGTAAAGTCATCAGGGAGTCCCAACATGTCTGGAGTCAGTTGCCCACGTTCCTCGAACTCGATCAGGGCAGCCACGCCCCACAGCACCGCCCCCAGGTGGTCATCTTCCAGGTTCACGCCATCCCGATAGCGAAGCAAGTGATCAATCAGGTGGTCGTAGACCTGGGTGAGATAGTGCGGATCAGTACCGCCTTTGAGCCAATTATGGGTGCCATGCTTTTCAACACCCAACTGATAGCGTTGGGCGAGTCGGCGTAGGGCTGAGGAGGGGATTTGATGGTAGCTTGGGGCATATTCACTTCGTGACGCTCCGCTTTGAAACACGACTTTGGACATCGGACTCCTTAAAGAGTAAAACACCGTTTTGATACTTGGTGCGTTGATAGTTATTCTTGATATAAACATCGGATTCCCACAGCAAACTGTTCAGAGGATCGCAAACCAGCCCATGCCACACCGCGAGAGAATGGTATTCTTTACTTTTCAAAAACTTCACGACGACCAGACCATACCCTGTTTCAAGCACACGTTCAGGCGAGACAAGACGCATCTGAATCGGTGGGTGTAAACCGCCCAATAGTTTCTCCATTTCGGTGAGCCACATGCCGGACTGAATGACTTTCTTCAGCCCCACTTTCCTCGCTGTCTCGGCAATGGTGTGATAGGGAATTCCTGTGGCCATCGAGAGGCTACTGACACTGCAATCACCGTCAGACTTTTGCCATTGGCATTGAAAGACATGGGGTCTTATGAGTTCCACGGTCCATCCTCCACATCAAGCCAGTGAATCTTCACGGAATTGAGATCAGTCACACCCTTGACCTGTTCAAAAGTCACATAGCCCCGCCTTTGCGGTCTACCCCCTATGCGTGCGCTCGTCATATAGCCCTGGGTTTTACACAGGCATCCACACTCTACCAGTAGACTGCCGGCGCGGAACGGAAAGAAACTGAGGGCGTGGGTATGCCCCATAATAAAGAGCCGAATCCCGTCAATGCCCATCGCATTGGCATTGTCCACAACCCATTCCTCAAAGGCGCGAATCGCAGTGCCTGGTACTCGAGAAAACTTCTCTGGATGCGCGAGTAGACAGTCGCCATAGGTCATCAGCCAATCGACCTGGTGATCCGAGTTCGGAATCTCATGGCTGGCAATCTCGATATTCGGAAACTTCTTCGCCAACGCCGTGACCGGGCAAAGCGTACCTCCCGTCATGGTTGTGACTGCATCCAGCATATCGGGCGTGAGTTGTGATGCCAATGCCTTCCTCAGTCTCGCGTCATGGTTCCCGACGATGATCTTCACCACTGGAAAGGACTCCGAGAGCGTTTGCATCATCAGAGTGACTTTCGCCCACTCATGGGCAAAGGACACCGGCTCATACTTGGC